TACCACCCAGCTACCTTAAGTAGCTGAGTGGTAAGTTATATCCTAAGATATAACTTCTGAAGTCTGGACTTCAGTATTCGGATTAGCTTTCCCATTCAATACTGTTGAAGTATGTGAATTAATATCGGAAGCTACATCGGACTCCATTTCGTTATCACCGAAAGGCATACGAACTGGCTCATCATCAATACTTATCTTATTGAGTTGAGCTTTAGTGAGAGGTTTATACTCTCTAGTTACAGCCTTTCGGATATTGTTATTTCTTGCTCTATTTCTAAGAGCATTAACAATAGATTGATATGTAGGAGCGTCTGCTTTCTGACTAAAGAAAGCTAATGCCTCATCATATACTGGGATTTCAGCAATCATAATAGATAATGCTTGTTGAATACCTTTGAGGTTATCATCAGCTCTCTGAAGATTAATATCAGAACATTCTTTCTCAAGTAATGATTGCTTGAAATCAATAGCTCTAACTTCAGAACGCTTAAGTTCCTGTATTTCATAGTAATGACCACGAATCTTAGAAGTAACTAGTCGCCTTGCGACAGAGTTGCTATAAGCAACTTTATCAGAACCAGAAATATAATATCCATTATATTTTCCTTCTTTGTTGATGTCGTTTTCAATTACAGTAAGGTTTAAAGTGTCCTTAATCACTTTGTTATCGTGAGTTATATTACTCATTTTATACTCCTTATAAAAGGTTATGGCGAAATTGCCAGAGTCAATCATACACAGGCGTGACTGCAGTCAAATCGCGCCCTATAGCCCTCCACGAGGTTGATTTGACTGCGTTAAGGCGCGTCCTGTCGTATGATTAAGACTCCAAATTTCATAGCCATAACCAAAGTAATAAGGAGTTCAAATGAGTACACCTCACGACAAAGTGATAAGGCCTGCACCGTCTGAATTGATACCACGACATCAACAAAGAAGCGTCACCTCTGTGACTCATTCGTGGTCATTACTGAATTGATACACGACATCGGACAGCATAAGCCCCTATCATTTCTTCTTCATTTCTAAATGCCACAGTAATGTGCTTTCAAAAGCATGATTTTCTCTGTGTTCCATCGGTCATGTATAATTCCTTAGAACCAATGCACATTACTATATGGCGATTACTTCATGGCAATAAGCCGTGTTGTTCAGCTATGCTGAACTGCCCGCACCCAGACATATTGCCATTCGTAGCCATATAGTCAAGCCATGTGCATATTATAAGGAGATTATACAATGACACTAACAAAAGAACATAGAGAAAACAATGCTTATATTAAACAAGCTACATTACTTGATGAACAATTTAGAAATGGTCTTTTAGACGCAGAAGAATATGATAGGGAACTCATGATATTGTCCGATAAATCGTGGTATCTGTTCAAATATAACCGTCATCCGAACTGTCCGCATTTAGCTATTACGCGCAAGGATTTACTTCAGGTTGTTGATTATGCTGAAGTCTATTATTGGGCAACTCGACCTCCTCTCTCTATGCGTAATAGCATGCTATTAGAAAGAAAGGAGCTATTGATATGAACATATTACTAGAAATACTAGGTATATATATCCATGCTACAGGCTATATCGTTCACTTTGTCTTATTACCAGCTTATGCACTAGCTAAATGGTTCGATATACCAATGTCTTAAACAAATCACAGATATTTTATTAGCCATGTGGATAACAGTCTTGACATGAAACGAATCATAACTGTATAATCGGCAGAGCAACTAACCGTGAGGTATGATACATGGCTAATGATGTCACTAATTTAACAGACTTGCAGATGCAATTCGTGGATAACTATTTAACCAACGGCGGAAATGGTAAGAGAGCTTGTATCGATGCTGGTTACTCAGACAAGAACGCAAGTGTTCAAGCCAGTAAGTTACTGAAACTCCCACATATTCAACAAGCTCTTATGAAAGGAACTGCTGAACACATCGGTATCGCATCTGCTAAGGCAATGCAGAAGATGGTTAACCTTTCTGGTGGAGCTAAGTCAGAGTATGTTCAGCTTGAAGCGTCTAAGGATATATTAGATAGAGCTGGATTCAAACCGCCAGAAAGGACACAACATCTTCTGGATGGTGACATCAAAATATCTATTGATTTGTCGTAGGGGGGGTCAAAACCCCTACTCCACTTGCTGTTACTTGTCCTCCTCAAACATTATTCTTAAAAAAAGCTCTTAAATATTTTTGTGCGTTAGGGTTCGTCAATACTGGTGTATAGTTACAACATCATGTCAAATGATAACAACATAATAGAGTTTACTGGTAACGATGATAACACAAGGCATACAACTGATTCTGTACTGGATCACCTTATCAAGTATAGGGATGACATTGTATCTCTCACTTGTGTTGTTGAGCATGGTGATGGTAGGGTTGGAGTATATGCGGAGGATAAGGACATCTATACTCTCTTATTCCAGAAAAATTTTTTGGATCATTTTGTCCGAAAAGCATTTAGCGATAGGGTGGAACACTACACGGAGGAATAGTGGTCGGAGTAAAGAAGAAGAAGTTAAAGAGGGATATGACACCTCAGGAGCTGTATCGAAACAAAAGGGGAGGAGTTATAGGGCCGTGTCGTATATGCGAAAGGTCTGTGCATCAAGGAGATAAATTTGTTATTACTGGTGGTGAGATAATACTTTGTCTACCATGTTACGAGAAAAGGATCAGTAAGCGTGCAACTTAAATACAAACCAGATGGCGACACCTTGAAAACCTTTATGAAAGATGATTCGTTCTTTCGTGGGCTTCGTGGTCCAGTAGGTTCTGGCAAATCTGTAGCATGTTGCATAGAAATGTTTAGGCGTGCCTTACTACAAAAGCCATCGGAAGATGGAAAAAGGCGCAGCAGATGGGCAGTTATAAGGAATACTAACCCACAATTACGCACAACAACTATAAAAACATGGCTTGACTGGTTTCCTGAGAATGATTGGGGAAACTTTAGATGGTCTGTTCCCTTTACACACCACATAAAAAAAGGCGATTTAGATGTTGAGATTATCTTTTTAGCCCTAGATAGACCAGAAGATGTAAAGAAACTGCTATCATTAGAGCTAACTGGTATATGGGTGAACGAGGCAAGAGAGATTCCTAAGTCTATTATTGATGCGTGTACTATGAGAGTGGGTAGATACCCCTCTATGAAAGATGGTGGACCGTCATGGTACGGAGTTATATGTGATACCAACGCTCCAGAAGAAGATCATTGGTGGGCTATCATGGCTGGTGACTCTATAGTACCAGAACATATATCACGAGAAGAAGCATTAATGTTAGTAAAGCCTGATAACTGGGCATTTTGGAATCAGCCAGGAGGTATGATTGAAGATAAGAATGATGAGAATGAAGTTATAGGTTACAAATCTAACGATAAAGCAGAAAACAAAAAGCATTTAACCCCAGAATACTACAAGAATATAGTCAATGGTAAGACTAAATCTTGGATAGACATCTATGTTATGAACCGATTAGGTAGATTAGATGATGGTAAACCAGTATATCCAGACTTTAATAAGCTCATTCATGTAGCAGAAGAACATATACCGGTGGCAAATGGCAATACAGTCTATGTAGGTATGGACTTTGGATTGACTCCAGCTGCCGTATTTGCCCAAAAAATTCGCGGAAGATGGAACATCTTAAAGGAAGTTGTGTGTATTGACATGGGTATTGTACGCTTTGCAGAGCTAATGCGACAAGAGATTGCACAGAATTATCAGGGTTGTGACCTACAAATGTGGGGTGATCCAGCTGGTGACTTCAGAGCGCAGACTGATGAGAGTACACCATTCCAGATAATGAGAGGAGCTGGAGTACAAGTCTATCCAGCACCTAGTAATGATGTAAGTCTAAGGTTAGAGTCTGTAAATGCTGGACTAACTCGTATGCTTGAGGGCCAGTCTGGAGTAATCATAGATAAAAGATGTAAAGAACTTATAGCTGGGTTTGATGGTGGCTATCACTATAGAAGATTACAAGTAACAGGACAGGAAAGATACCAAGAAACACCAAACAAAAACAGATTCTCCCATGTGCATGATGCCCTACAATACCTGATGCTAGGTTCTGGTGAGGGCAGAGGGATAACACATGGGAACGCATTAAGGGATGCTTTTCAAGTAAAGGCATCCTTTAATCCATTTGATAAGAAAAGAGCTAGAAAAAAAGAAAAAAGTTTCTGGAGTAAATTCTAATGACACTTACTTATTTTGATATATTTGGTATTGCAGCACTCCTAGTATTGCTGTTAAACTTCTGGATGAAAAAGTAATGTGCGTTGCTCAATTTCTAATTGTTACTACCAATGCTTAAAGGATGAAAAAATATGTGTATAAAAACACCAAAACCGCCAAAGGAAAGTCAAGACGCAAAAGCAGCAAGAGCAGCTCAACTAAAGGGAGAGCTAGACGAGCGTACTAGACTTAAGACTGAGGCAACGGAAGCCGAAAGATTATTGCAATCTGGATTTGGTAGACGATCACTTATTAGTGGATTGAGTGGGGGTAGAGGTTATCCTCTAGGCTCATAGACTATGGTAGATGATGTAAAACAAATACTCGAAAGGTATACTAAAGCGGAGGCCACTAAACAATTATGGACTCCTACCTTTGAAGAATGTTATGAATATGCACTACCACAAAGAGAAAGCTTCTTTCAAGAATCTCAAGGTGCAAATAGACATGACAAAATTTTTGATGAAACAGCTGTAGTAGGAGTACAAGAGTTTGCTTCAAGACTACAAGCTGGAATTGTTCCCAACTTTGCCAGATGGGCTGACTTAGTAGGAGGACAAGAAGTTCCTGAGGAGGAAAGATTAGATGTTAACAAAGCTCTCGATGATGTTACAGAATATGTATTTGAAGTTCTGCAAAATTCCAACTTTAATCAAGAAGTACATGAAAGCTTCTTGGACTTGGCTGTTGGAACAGGTTGCTTACTTGTGGAAGAAGGTGACGCAATTAACCCTGTCAACTTTACAGCAATTCCGCTCCCTCATATCTGCTTGGACACAGGACCTCAAGACGATATTGACACGATATATCGGAAAAGATTAGTACGATATAGAGATATACCTATTGCATATCCTGATGCTGATGTATCAGAAGATATGAAAATGAATATCGAAAGAAATCCTGATAGAAAAGTTACAATAGTAGAAACAGTATACAGAGATTATTCTGTTTTACCTGATGAGAAATATCATTTCTGTGTTATAGTTAAAGAAGAAAAGCGTAAGATAGTCCATAGAGAAATGGATGGTAATGGTTCTAATCCATATATTTGTTTCCGTTGGGGTAAATGTGCTGGAGAAGTATACGGTCGTGGACCATTGATGAACGCTATGGCAGCAATCAAGACTACTAATTTAACTGTGGAGATGATATTAGAAAATGCGCAGATGGCTATCTCAGGTATATACCAACTGGAAGATGATGGTATTGTTAATACAGATACAATACAGTTATTGCCGGGTACAGTCATACCAAAAGCTCCAGGCTCGTCTGGACTCCAACCAATACAAAATGCTGGTGATTTTAGAATATCTGATATTATCTTATCGGATATGCGTAACAATATCAAAAGAGCTTTATACAATGATATGCTTGGTGATCCAAACAAAACCCCAGCCTCTGCAACAGAAATTGCAGAAAGAATGGCAGACCTTTCAAGAAGAATTGGATCAGCCTTTGGAAGATTACAAGCAGAGCTGGTCACTCCAATCTTACGCAGAGTTATACACATACTTAAGAAACAGGGTAGAATAGAAGTACCACAGATTAATGGCAGAGAAATTAAAGTAGTAAGTATCTCTCCATTAGCACAAGCACAAATGCAAACTGATATTGCATCAGTAGATAGATTTTTAGAATTGGTCATGGCTAGGTTTGGACCACAGATGTTACCTATGTTAGTTAAAGGTGATGAAGTTGCTAAATTCTTAGCTAAAAAATTCTCCGTGCCAGAGGATTTGTTAATGACTGATGCTGATAGACAGCAAGTTTTACAACAGGCACAACAGATGGGAGCTATACCAAATGACCAAACAACAGAAGATATTGGGTCCTGATGGATATGAAACAAGTAAGAAAGATAATGATTTGTTAAATGATTTATTGGCTACTACTTTCGGAACACCACATGGAATTGAAACACTTAAATATTTAAAATCAATAACAACAGAAAGAGTAGCTGGACCAGAAATAAAAGCTGATGCTTTGTTTCATTTAGAGGGCCAGAGGTTTTTAGTTGGTGTTATTGAAACAAGAATAAGACAACATCAAGCAACACAGGAGCAAACAAATGAATGATGAATCTTTAGTAGAACCACAAGCAGTAGAAGAAACAACGGAGTCTGGCGATCTCCCTCCCACCCAATCTGCACCAACCGAAAGCCAGACTCCAACCAGACCTGAACATGTACCAGAAAAGTTTTGGAAAGATGGAAAGCTAGACGACATAGCTTTAGCTAAATCATATACAGAATTAGAGGGTATGATTGGTAAAAGAAAAGATGACTTTAAGGAAGAACTGGTAGGTGAACTTAAAGCAGAGCAAATGAAAGATAGACCAGAAGATGAAAATGCTTATACAATTCCAGAGATAGAGGGATTCACACAAGAAGATATACTTGCTAATCCTATGTTAGACTGGTGGAAAAAGACAGCATTTGAACAGGGATTTAATGATGAACAATTCCATGAGGGTATAAAACAATTTGCTCAGTCTACTATTGTTGAACAAGACTTAGATTCTGAAAAGAAAAAGCTAGGCGATAATGCTGATGCAAGAATAGATAGCGTAACAAATTGGGCATCTAAGAATTTTCAGAATGAAGAATTAGATATTGTTGTTCAGCTAGGTCAATCTGCTACTGGTATTCGTTTCCTTGAAAGAGTTATGAATATGGGAGTAGCTAGTGTTAATACTGCTGATGGAGTAGATAAAGGCACAGGCCAATTAACTATAGATGATCTAAGAGCTAAGATGAACGATCCAAGATACTGGGATCAGAATAGGCGAGATGAACAATTCGTTCAAGAAGTGAATGATGGGTTTCAGAAATTAGGTGGCAATTAGTATATTCAAACCTGACCTACACTTAGTCACAGCATTAGCTGGTAATCTAACAGACGAAGATATTGCAGAATGTGAGCTACTTGGACACACACCAATGGAAGCATGTATTCAAGCATTAGATGAACACCAACAAGACATATCATGGGTAGCTGTAAACAAGCATGGACCTATGATGATGTGGGGAATCTTTAGAGATACACCCCCTGTTAACAACAAGATGTATAAAAATGCTGGTAGAATATGGCTTTTAATGTCTAACAACATGAATAAAAAAGAAAAGTTTATATTCTTAAGAGAGTCAAAAGCATGGGTAGAAGTCTTTAATACACACTTTGATTTGATATTTAACATAGCAGATTCAAGAAGAAAAGGGCTAAAGAAGTTTTTACTCTACCATAAGTTTGATATTATAGACCTAGAAGATGACAACCGTATGTACTTTGTGCGTTGCGTGAACAATCAAGAAATAATTAATTAGTGTTAACTGCCCAAAGGTAGATGACCAACCCTATTCCTTAGGATAATTGGAACCAGTACATTAGGATAACAGGAGGTATTTTATTAACTCTAACTTAAAGGAGAGTATCTATGGCATTAACTATAGATCAAGCGTTTATTACGCAGTTCGAGAGTGAAGTCCACCTTGCTTATCAAAGAGCTGGTTCTAAACTCAGAAACACAACTCGCCAAGTGAACAATGTAACTGGCTCAACAGCTCGATTCCAAAAAGTCGGCAAAGGTGAGGCGGTCACTAAGTCAAGACATGCAGAAGTGTCAAGCATGGACCTCGTACATACTAATGTAGATGTCACATTGTCTGATTACTATGCAGCTGACTACATTGATACACTAGACCTACTCAAGACAAACATTGATGAAAGACAAGTAGTCGCTACTAATGCTGCAAACGCATTAGGAAGAAAGACTGATGACCTTATCATTGCTGCTCTTGACGCTGGTAACGGTTCAACTATTGCAGCTGGTTCAGCTGGTCTTACAAAAGCTAAAGTATTATCTACTTTTGTAGCCATGAACGAAGCTGACATCCCTGACGATGGAAACAGATACTTTATTGTATCTCCAGAGGGATGGGCTGACCTACTAGGTATCGATGAGTTTGTTAACACAGACTACATTGGCGCTGGCGGTTTACCTTTCCCAAGTGGTGTCACAGCTAAAAACTGGCTAGGCTTTACATTCTTTATGCACTCTGCATTACCTATCTCAACTAATGATAGAAAATGTTTTGCTTACCACAAATCAGCTATTGGTACTGCTACAGGATCGGATGTTAGAACGGAAGTAAACTACATTCCAGAAAAAGTTAGTAACCTTGTAACCTCTTATATGTCAATGGGATCGATCGCTGTCGATACTGCTGGTATATGGGAAGTCGTTATAGACGAATCGGTATAGGAGTAAAACATGGCTTTATCAGACTCAGAATTGAAAAAAGTCGGTGGTACTTCACCAGCTATTTGGTATTACAAATCAGCTGATGCCGTTGGTACTATAACTGGCTCTGGTTATTTTAATGATGTTACTAACAATTTGAAACAATTTGATATTATTCTTGTTGTTTCAGCTACTGGAGGTACTGCTGCTGTTGATGTAATTACAGTTTCATCAACTACTGGCAATGCAACCGTAACAACTACTGCGTTAGCTTAACCAAAAAGGATAGGGGTAGTGAGCGTTCGCAGCTACCCCTAAAATTACATGACAACAACAACATCAACTCCCTCAGGGAGTGACATAGACATAGCCTCAAGAGGATTAGTTCTAATCGGTGCATCACCGATTTCGTCGTTTTCTGGAACAACAACTGAATCCCAAGTAGCACAGAATCTGTATGAAGATATTGTAAGAACAGCTCTCACACAGACACGATGGAGGTTTGCCTCGAACATAACACAGTTATCAAGGCTAACAGAAACTCCAATAGATGACGATAGGTATGATGCTGCTTATCAAATACCACAAGAATCAATTATGATACATGGCGTTACTGTTAATGGTAACCCAATACAATACGAAATATTTACAGAGAAGTTATTCTGTAATGCTGGTGTTAATGACAAAGTTATAGCTGAATATACATATAGACCAGACACAACTACATTTCCACCATACTTTATTACAGCATTACAATTTCATTTAGCTTCTGTATTTGCTGGAGCAATAGCAGAAGATGAAAACAAATCAGCACTCTTTGAAGAAAAAGCACAAAGACAATATCTATTAGCAAGGAATGTAGATGCTCAACAAACTACATCTGAAAGATTAAGAATGGATAGATATGCTAAGTTTAGAGGTAACTCACGGACACTTGCTAGGAGATTCTAATGGCTAAAAAGATAAAATTTGTACAAACAGATTTTACTGTAGGCGAATTGGACCCTCGTATGAAAGCAAGGACAGACCAACCAGCTTATGCTGCTGGCTGTCAAAAACTTAGAAACGGATTAATAACATCACAAGGATCAGTATTTAGGAGGCCAGGTACTCTACATTGGGATGAATTAACTGGTACTACTACTCATGCTAGAGTAGAACCATTTGTATTTAATGAAACACAAGAATATCTTTTCTTATTTCAAATAGGTAAGATTGTTGTTTATGATGTAATAAGTCAAACACCTATATCAACTATATCAACATATACAGATGGATCAACAACTCCAGCTATACCTATTGATGCAAACAACATACATGAGTTTACATACGCCCAACAAGCCGACACATTTATTTTTACCCATGAATCATTTAATCCTATTATAGTAGAGAGAGTAAGTTCATCTTCATTTACTGCAAAGAAATTAGAATTTAAGAAATCATCTAATGTGACACAATTTACATATACTGGTAATGGTGGAACAGTAGACTTATATGAAATCTATCAACCCTACTCAAAGCTAGCAAGTAGTGATGTTACCATTAAACCTAGCTCCAATGTTGGTGACATTAGTTTACTTGCTAGTGATTCTTTTTTTACAAGTAGCATGGCTACTAACAAGGAGTCAATACTATGGCATGGTAAGGAAATAGAGATACATACAGTAGTAGATGGTACACAAGCTAATGGTATTGTAAAAGACAGACTTGAAATAGAGCTACCATTAAATCCATTTAGGTCTACTGCTGGAGAAAATACAGTAGAGGTTACATTAGTTAATCATGGCTTTAAAGCTGGTGATACATTGTCTTTAACTGGATTTGCTGGAGAGCCAGGTCTTATACAAAGATCAGGACTTAATGGTAACTTCCAAATACAAAGGGTTATTGATGACGATCACTTTATGATTGGATCAGATACAACAATAAACATATCGCAAGGTGCTGGTAACTTTGGATTCTTCTTGCCTGGAGGTAGTACTTATAATGTAGCAACAGGATTTAGTGTAGGTAGTAATGCTATATCTGCATGGGCAGTATACAATTCATCACATGAAGTAACTGGATATACAGGAACATCAGCTAATGTTGATCCTAATGGTAATGGGTCCAGAGATTTTGGAGGAGCTGGAGTTAAGATTACTGGAGCTAATCTACCAGCATCAAGAGAATGGAAAGAACAATCATTCTGTTCAAGAAATGGTTATCCAAGAGCAATAACATTCCATCAAAATAGATTATGGTTTGGTGGAACAACAAATCAACCAGATGCTTTATTCGGTTCACAGTCAGGAGATTACTATAACTTTGATGTCGGTACTGCTGCGGACAATGATAGTGTCCAAACTATTGTAGCATCAAATCAATTAAACGAAATATATCATATTGTGTCAAACAAAGGATTAGAAATACTTACAAGTGGTGGAGAGTTTCTTGTTATACAAGATGCTGGTACTCCTCTCACTCCAACGAATATTCAAATCGAAAGGATGACAGGCTATGGATCAACACGAACTAATCCTCATATATGTAATGGTAACACTTTTTATGTACAAAGGAATGGTAGAACTGTTAGAGATTTGGAAAGAGTATCTGCTGGAGCTTTTGCACCAAGAGATGTTTCCATACGGTCTAGCCATCTTATTAATACTCCTATCGATATATGTAGTTTCGGTGGTTCTGATACCAGACCTGAGGAATATATTTTCTTTGTAAATACAGATGGTACTGTGGCTGTATGTCATACTGTTCTATCTGAATCTATACTTGGATGGGTACTATGGGATGCGTCAGGACAAACAGCTAGTACCGATGGTCACTTAGATAGAGTTATGTCTATGTGTGCTGTTAACGAAAATATATTTTGGGTTACAGATAGAAATGGAGTTATCTCTTTAGAGAAGTTTACAAACTTTGATGAAATAGACTCTACAAATGAATGTCATTTAGATGACGCATACGAGGTTACTGTAGCCAATAATACAATTATAGGTATACCAGCACATCATTATAACAAAACTGTCCATGTAATCAAAAATGACGGCTCTTACAGAGGAACACAAACTGTATCAGGTACAGGAACATTGGATTCAAATTTGCTGAACTTATCAAATGGTGATAAAGCATATATAGGATATTCATATTTTATGAACTTGGAAACTATGCCAGTAGATTTTCAATATCCCGGAAGTGAATTGACTGGCAACATGAGGAGAATAACAAGAGTGAAAGTAGAAACTGAGGGAGCATTGTCAATGTCTGTTAATGGTAGAACATTATTTAACAGGACTACTGCATCTGGCCTTATACAACAGGACCCAGCTAGAGTAGATGGCAAACAGGATTTTAGATTGTTAGGTTATTCTCAGGACCCAACAATTCAAATAACACAGACATTACCAGCATCATGTGGAGTAATGCAATTAGTAAGTGAGGTAACAGTATAATGTCTAATCCTTTATATTTAGTAGCAGCTGGAATTAGTGCATTTGGTATGTTGTATTCTGGTAAGATGGCGAAAGCACAAGCCAAACAACAAGCGTACGAATTAAAAATACAAGAAGAAAATGAAAGACTAAATGCTATTGCAGAAGAAAATGCAATAGTAAGGGAAAATCAAAAAATTTTAAATGCTAATTTAACTATGATGTCTGGTGGAGAATCAGATTTAGCAGTCATAGATGATAATTTAGAAAGACAACAAAAAGATGTAGTAACATCAAAAACAAAAAGTTTATTAAAAATAGATTCTTTAAGAAGAACTGGTATTGCTACAAGACAAGCTGGTAGTGCAGCTCAAACAGCTTCACTAATAAAAGCTGGTGGTACATTAATGGGTGGGTATGCAGATTATAAAGGTTAGTTATGACAATAAAAAATAAAAGATTAATGACATCAATAGGAAATATAGGAATAGCTAGATCAGATACAGGATTTCAAGCAGCACAAGGTATTGGTCAAGCTATATCAGATGTAGGTCAAACACTAACACAATCATTACGAAGAAATGAACCTAATGAATCAAAACATCCTGATTACCAAAATTACCAATTAAGGTATAAAAGAAATGAATTTGACAAAAATGGTAAATTTGATGAAACAACATTTTTAACAGACTTAAACACAAATCCAAATTTAAGTGATTATGAAAAAGCTCAATTAAGAAATACAATTATTGGAGATAGCATAAAAGTACAAAACGACTCTAATAAATTAGAAGCAAAATATATTGCTCAAGATATAATAACAGGCAGAGCAGCAGAAATCAGAGGTAATGGTTTGTTTACTGCAGATGGTAAGGTTGTAGATATATCTGCATACTTAAGTGATGATACAGTAAAAACAACAATGAGTGCAATAAAAGAACAACTTGGGGAAGATGTATATAACAATTTTTCAGAAGCAGATTTAAAAGAAATTGAAATACACATTAATCAAAAAAGAGATGTATTTAGAAATGAAATAAGTAATGTATCGCAAAAATTATCTGAAAGAGAAAGTGCAAATAAAATAGAAAATGCTCATAAAATAACATTTAGAGAAAATATTGCATCAGCAAAAACAATAGAAGAAATACTAACAACTGTAAAAAACGGTGAGTTAGAGTTAGCAAGTAGACTTCAAAACTTTAAAAGTTATACACTTGGAACTCAATCTAATAAAATTATAGAAGATATAGCAACTGGAATTATAATTTCAGGCACATATACAAACAAACCTTTAGACCTAAGAAAAACAGAAATTAAAGATATTATAAGTTTATTAGACGGAACTAAACCAGAAATATTTATTGAGGGCAAATCATATACAGCAAAAACTATGTTTCAAGAAAACTTCATAGAAGCAGATAGCTATATAAGACTAGAAGCTGAATTAAATGGTTGGTTGGAAAATGTTGAAAAAGAAATAGATTTAGAAAACACAATAGAAATATTAAGTAAAAGAACAGTTAAATCAGAAGATACTCGTGGTGGTGTACAACTAAATACAACTGTCGATCAAAAGAATATGACATCTTTAGATAATTATTATGTTGAATCAATAATATCAGCAACAGAAAATAGTCAAAACACAACAGAAAGAAACTCAAAAATAGTATCTTGGTTGTTAACAAGTGAAGATGGACCAAGTAAAACAGGATTTATTGGAACAAAACTTTCTAAACATTTATATGATTTAGCAGAGGGAGATGTAACTGGAGAAACTTTTCTTGTATTACAAAACGCAATAATTTCATTAGAAGCTCAATCAGCTAACCCTTTAAATTTTCAAGTAGGAGAAGATAAAGAAAGTTTAGCCATAATAAAATTTATGAAAGAATTTAACTATACTGATGTATATGGAGATACTCCAGCTGAAAAACATAGAACTGTTTTTAGTCAAGAACCTTTTAATTTTAATGCTATTATTGTTAAAGAAGAAGGAGATAATGAATCTGTTGGAGATTATATAAGAAATCCTAGTTTTGCAAAAAATCTTTTTGCAAGAACAGACTTTGAAACTTTTGAAAAAATGGGCTTTACTGATAGATGGGGTGTGGGAGATAAAGAGCGTGTTAGAAATGTTTTGGCTCAAACAATATTAGCAAACCCTAATTTAAAAGATTATATTGATACAGCAATTATGACTCAATTAAGATTAAAGATTGGAGTTAACGAAGAAAGCATAGGTAAAAATGAGTTTGATGAAGTTATTAATAAAGCTATGGATATGTTTGCCGATAACTTTAGGCTTGATGAAAATAATATAAACGGAGTTTCAAGTGTATATAGCATTATACCAGAAAATTTCGCTAACGATGAATTTCAAAACATTAAGAAAGCAGTATTTAACAGAAATTTATTTACTGGGGAAAATGGAGAATTAACAGAAAACTTTACACCAAAAAATATTAAGTTTGAAGATGTTGGTTTATTCTACGACACAGAAAAAGAACAGTTTGTAAACACATATCATGCTTATTTTATAAATCCTGAATCTGGTGTTGCTTCACCTTTGTACAATGAAAATAATCAGAATTTATTATTATATGAAGAAAGTTTTATAGAGTCATTACCTAAAGAAATAACTCCAGAGATAGAAGATAAAATACGACTTAGGGAATTAAGAAGAAAAATTATGAGAGAAATGGTTAACAATCCATTACCAATGTAAATGCCAATATTTGAACAACAACCTGATGAACCAGTTATAAGAGTGCCAAGAGCATTTGATGGAACACAAGACGATATAGACAATGCTCCTACATTTACTAAAGCTGTAGGTTTGCTTTGGCAAACATTACCATTGTCTGAGTTTGCGTCAGATATGGATCAAATACAAGCAATTAAAGAATTTGGAATAGATGAAAATTTTGATTGGTGGGATAGCTCTGATCCATATTTAAGAAGTCAATACCCAGAAGAATTATATGATTCAAAAAACATACAAGAGTTACAACTTAGAGAACAAAACATAAGACAAAACTTAAATGCAAAACAAGAAATTGACAAACTGCATCCCTTTAAAAAATTTTTAGTGTGGGGTACATCTTTAGCCCAAGACCCTTTAATTCTTTTTAACCCATATAAAAAAGTAGAATGGGGTGGAAACATAATGAGAAATTTAGGTAAAAACTTTTTAAGTTCTGGAACAAGAACAGCTGGATTAGTAGCGCCGTGGGAAGTTGCAAGAGTTAATATGGACCCAACAGCTGATCCAGAAAAAGAATTACCATTAGTATTAGGAGGATCATTTTTATTAGGAGGTGCGTTATCTCCTATTTTTGCTAAATTAAAAGCTAATGCAAAAACTAAAACAGAAAAACTAGCAATACAAAAAGAAGTAGATGAAATCTTAGATGAGGCTATGGATGAAGTAGATAACTATATTACTAAAGGAACAAGAGAACCAGTTGTAAAAGCATCATTAGATAGAACAAAAGATCAAAAATATTTTGATATTGATGTGGACCCAAATAGAGAAGTAATATTGCGTGGGCCAAAAGATGACACAACAAGAGCTAAAGCGTCTGGTATTATTAGAAATGTTTTTAAATACCCACTAGGATTATCAAGATCATGGTATGATGAAAACCTTGATATAGCTAATGTTTTAGCAAAAGATGAATTAATATCAAAAACTTCTGCAAAAGAATTAATTGATATTACACATGGATTGTCAGGTGATTTTTCTTATTTGGTTAATAGAAATGTAGACGAGGGAATAGAAGCATCTGTTAATACAAAAGCTAAAACAAATTGGAATGGCGAAATACAAAATATATTTCAAGTCCAAAAAGAGTTATACGCAAGTCTTAATAACATTAGTCTATCAAAAAATGATGTGGGATCATTAGGAGGTACTTATGATAGCGCTGTGCAATCATCAAGAGTATTAGATTTTTTTAAAAGAGGTTTAAATAAAGTACCTCTTTTAAAAAACAAGATTAATACAGAGTTATTTTCATTTAAAAATGTAGGACATGTAATTACTATGGAATCAGGCATGCCAGCAAAATCTGCAAAAGAATTTTTATCTGAATATCGAAAAGTAATACCAGGCTTAACTAAATTATCCGATGAAGAATTAGAAAAAGTATTTCAAACAGTACAAAAAAGTACAGTTGTTAATAGAAGTGTGTACAAACGATTTGGAAATGAATTAAAAAGATTAGGTTTGCTACAAAACCCAGAAGGATTAAAAAAAACAGTAGCTAGATTAGAAAAAAGATTAGAAATATATAAAGGTAGAGAAAAACTTTTTGATAAATCAAAAACTAAGTATGGACCAGAAGTTTATGAAGAACTTAAAAGTCTAATGAGTAAAGTAAAAAACGAGATTGCATATCATAAAGCATTATTAAAAGAAGAACTTAATGCTCCTGTTAGACCTCCAAAAAATCAAGAACACTACATACCAATAGTTTATGATATAAATGCAGTTAGACAATACAGAACAATGATAGAAGATGAATTAGCTAAAACATTTGCTGGGCCTTTAAAAGAAGCAAGAATAAGAGCAAAGCAAACTGTAGATAATATATTGCAAGAGGGTGATGGACAATTTCAAAATGTTACAGGCAGAAATAAAGGCGGTAGTAGGTATTTAATGGGCAGACAAATTGCGTTGCCTAAACGAATATTAGCTCAAATAACTGAAACTGATCCTATGTTGCTTGGTAGAAATTATATAGCCAAAATGGGAGCAAGAATTGAAATGGCTAAGTTTGGAGATGGAGATATTATGCTAGGTAATATCATAGATAGAGTTGAAAACATTTTTATGGAAGCTATGTCAAAAGCTAAATCAAAAAAAGAATTTCAAAAGCTCCAAAATATTAGAGTTTCAATGATACAAAATATTGAAGATAGTAGAGATACTTTACTAGGAACAATGGTTAGTTCTTCACAAGCTGGTAGATGGGATTCAAGATTAGCAAGAGGTTTAAAAAACGCTGCTGCTATGGCTGTAGCTGGTAAGTTTGCTTTTAATGCTGTTGTTGATTTAAACGGTCTTGTAAGGCAATACAAATGGGGTCCAATATTAAAACAAGCTGGTCAAAGATTAATGAGAAGTAAAGAGTATAAAGAATTAACTCTTAAAGTTAATAGACCTATGTTACAGAGATTTGATGTTATTAATGAAATGGCTATGGGTAGTGTATCAAAAAGATATATTGCAGAAAATGGAGCATACCCTGTTGTTGGTAAATATCTTGGACCATTAGAACATTTATTAGATAAAGGTGGTGGAGCAATTCATAAAGTTAGTGGTCTTGGTGCTTTAACTGTATACATGAAAGAATTTGCTGGAAATCTTGCTATACAAAGTTTTGTAACAAGAGCTATCAAAATTTCTAATGGTATTAAAGTAGTTAATGGTAGAAGAACGCTACCAACAAAAGAATTAGTTGATGATTTAGATAACTTTCAAGCACTAGGTTTTAGTTTAGATGATATTATAGCAATAGGTAAAAAAGAAAAAGGAGTAACATGGAAAGAAGTTACTATTAATAATCAAAAATTATATGAAGTTGATCCTGACACATGGGTAGGTAAATCAGGGGAAAAATTAGCAAAAAAATGGGGGTACGCTATAAACTCAGAAGTTAAGATGACTATTATGACACCAGAACTTGCTCAATTACCGGGCCAAATGCTTGGTTTTTGGAGAAGCGCTATGCCAGATTATAGATCAGGAGCTAATAGAAGATGGAAAAGCAAAAGAATTAAATTAGAAAAAAAATTGAGTAAGGTATCTGATGAATTGTCGAAAGCCTATAAAAGAAAAGACAAGGTAAAAATAGAAGAATTAACAGATGAGTTTCGTACTATACAAAGAGATGTATCAATTAACGCAAGGTATTATATGCCATTGGTTTCTATGTCATTTCAGTTTTTTAATTTTGGTGTAGGAGCTGCACAAAAAATATTAGGGCCTTATGTGCAAGGCAGAGGACCAGGCATTAAAAGTGGTTTAGCTACTGCTGGAGCATTATCATATTTAATGCTTAATATGAAATATGATTGGTTTCATGAACAACCAATAGATTATCAAATTGCAAAAACATTAGAATATGCTGGTGTAACATCATGGATGTTTAACGCTGATACAATGATAGATGGAGTTTCAGCTATGTTTATGGATAATGATGAATCATTAGGTATATATAACTTTGTTAATAGTCCTTTTGATAACGATCAAGTAGATAAAATAAGAAGAATAGGTGGTACTCCATATCATATACCTTACAATGCTTATGAATTGCTGTTTAATAGAGATAACATGAATGAAAGAGATGTAGGAAAAGCTATAAGAACAATGATTCCATTTAATAATGTTCCATTTATAGAAGATTTATATAAAGGAACAGAAGAATTTATAAGAGAGAACAATTAAAGTGCGTTGCAATAGAATAAACATTAAGGAAAGTAGGTCATTATGGCAATAAGTGTATCAGATACAAGCCCAAGAGTAGAATATACTGTTGGCACATCATCACAAACTGTATTCTCAGTACCGTTTGCTACTGAACAAGCTGCGGATATTAAGGTTTTTGTGAATGATGTAGAGGCTACACAAGTAGCTTCTCTATCAGGACAGACAGGAACAGCATACATATTAAATAACATAGGTACTGCTAGTTCTACTACTATTGAATTTGCTACAGCACAAAGTAATGTGACCGTTGACATAATCAGAGATACATCTATATCAAGAACAAGTGACTACAACACAGGAGGGTATTTTGATATTGAGGACCTCAATGTTGAGTTATCAAGGGTAACAAGAAACTTACAAGACTTGGAGTTAAAAGTTGATCAATCTATTTCAGCACCTATACAAGAGGGTACGCCAGGAAATCTACCTACTGCGACTTCAAGGGCTGGAAAGCTCTTGGCTTTTGACTCATCTGGTAATGTCACCACTAAAACATCTGCTATTACTGAGTATCTTGGAGCTTTTTCAACTGATTTAACTAACAGGCCAGACGGTACTGCATTACAAACTGGTGACTTATATTACAATACAACAGCTTTAGAAACACGGATATGGACAGGCACAGCATGGGATTTGGTATTTGGTAGGGTTCAACCTATATCAACAACATATACTTCTTCTGGTCAAACAACACTAACTCTATCAGCAAGACCTAGTAGTGTCTTGTCCATATTAGTTATTATTGATGGTGTATTACAGAATGTTAATAACTATTCATTATCCGATAATGTTATTACATTTACAACTTCTCCTCCTGTAGGTGCTTCTATTGAAATAAGAGATTTTTCTTCAACAGTATCATCTGGTTCAGGAACTATTATTGATTTATCTGGTACAGAAATAACTCAAGCTAATATAGATTTAGATAAATTACTTGCTGATATATCTGCTGCATCAAACAGAATAGATACATCACAATTATCTACATCACTACAAGATCAAATATCTAATATTTCTACAGTAGATGGCAGAGTCTTGGTTCTTGAAAACATTATTACACAAAATGGTGTGCAAATTATTACAGATCAAGGAACTAAAATAACTGCATTAGAAACATTAACATCATCGTTAGATAATACTGTTAATGGTTCTGCATCTACATCACTAACATCAAGGGTAGCTGCTTTAGAATTATTACAAGTGCAAGGTACTGGTACTATAACATTAGACTTAAATAGAATTACCAATCTTGAGTCACAAGTATTTGAAGCAGATGGAACTACAAGAAGATTAGCTACACTTAATGAATACAACTCATTAAATGCTACTGTAAGTACAATTAATGGTACTACAACATCCCATGCCACAAGATTAAATAGTTTAGAATCTATTGTAACTGGTGGTACTGGTAATAGAGTACTTGCTACAATATCAGAATTAAATGCTGTAACCACAACTGCTGCATCTGCAGAGAGTACAGCTAATGCTCAAGCTGCAACAGTTACACAGTTAAGTACAACAGTAGGCGATAACACAACATTAGTATCTACTAACACTCAAAGTATAAATGGAATACAAGGCAAGTACTCTGTTAAAATTTCTTCAAATGGTTATGTTAGTGGATTTGGCTTAATATCTTCAGCTAATGAAGTAAGTGGATCAACTACACAATTTGCTGTAAATGCTGATAGATTTTGGATAGCAGATAGAAATAATGTTGGTACTGCAAAAACCCCATTTGAGGTTGTAAATGGTGTTACTAATATTCGTGATGCTGTTATTGATTCTTTACAAGCTAATAAAATTAGAGGAGATGTTAATAAAAACCAAGTAGCAGAAACATCTGGTTCATCATCTTTAACATCTTCTTATGTATTAAAACTTACTTGTGATTTACCAGCACCAGATAATACAGGATCAACAGCAGAGGGCCATGCTGCTATGGCTTTTGCTAGTTTATATTTCAGCAGTACATCTGATGGTATATATGGAAAACTAACTGCATGTACATTAACAGGAAGCACAGAGGGTACTGAGTATGTATTACATGATATATATGAAGATTGGTATGTATCTAATATGCACCTTAATGCTAGAATACCATCACAAATATCTGCAACAGGAAAGACAACAAGTGCAATTAGATTTAAACTATATGCTAAACATGATGGAACTTCCTGTAGTTTAACTAAAGCTAACATACTTGCTTGGGGATTAAGATAATGCCAAAATATACAGAAGAACAAATAAAAGAAAGAGAAGAAAAAGTAGCACAGGAAATGGAGCAAGCAGAAAAAGAAGCTGCTGCTCAAGATGAAGCCTATGCTCAACAACTATTAGACCAACAAGCAAGGTCTGATTCTGAATCTGATGGTTACTATATACAAGTACTAGGTGATAATGAGTATGGAACACAAATGGGTCCAGATAAAATAGATGATTCTTATGAATTAATTATCCCTTTTGTTGGTCAAGTAAGTAAAGGGTATGAATTGTATGTAGCAAGGAATGATGCTGGTGTTCTTGAACAAAGAATAAGAGAGGAAGATTTAGATTATTCTGGTAAAAGAAGAAACGAATACCCTAAACTAGCAGAACAATTAGATATGATATATCACGACATAGACGCATGGAGAGAAACTATAAAAGATATAAAAGAAAGGAATCCTAAAGGAGAATAACAATGGCTATAACTACAGTACACGGAAGAATGATAACAGACGGTTCAGTAGGAACTGTTGATTTAGATGGTAGTAGTGTTACAACTGGTTTTAGCGGAGTATCTAAAACTGATAATGGTGATGGTACTCTTGATATTGTATTTACTGCTGTAGGTGGTCAGACATATACTATTGTAACTCCTGATTTAACTGGACCAGCTGGACCTACTGGTTCTGCTGGAGCTACTGGAAGTGTTGGAGCAACTGGAGCGCAAGGACCAGCTGGACCTACTGGTCCGACTGGACCAGCTGGTACATCTGGTATTACTGTTACAGGATTTTCTTCTACATCAAACAATAATTTTACAGAAACTATTACTATAACTTTTTCTGATAGTAGTAGTCATAGCTTTACATCACAGAATTTAAGAGGAGCTACTGGTGCTACTGGTGCAACTGGACCTCAGGGTGCAACAGGAAACACAGGACCTACAGGACCAACTGGACCTACAGGAAATACCGGGCCTCAAGGTGCAACTGGTAATACTGGAGCTACTGGTACACATATTACAGGAATTAGTTTAACTGATAATGGAGATGGAACTTATGACATAGTACATAGTATGTCTGCTGGTTCTAATATTACAGTAACAAGTCCTGACTTAACTGGACCTACTGGAGCTACTGGTGCAACTGGACCACAAGGAGCTACTGGACCTCAAGGTATTCAAGGTATTCAAGGTGCTACTGGTGCTACTGGAGCTACTGGTCCTCAAGGGCCAGCTGGACCAATGGCAAATATTGTAGAAGATACAACTCCACAACTTGGTGGAAACTTAGACTTAAATGGTCATCAGATTTTAAACCTACCAGCTAATGGTGGAGTAGAAACATTTGTAGCTGATGGTGGTATTACAGCTGGCAAGGTTGTTGAAATGACAGCTGCTGGTAAAGCTAAAGAAGTTAGCTCAACAAATACACAAGATGCTAACCCAACTACTGGAACTCCTACACAAATAGATAGTGGAAGATTATCTGATAAAGGGTATACAGCAGTACATTATGATGAAACAAATGATGTTTATTTAGTAGCTGTATCAAATGGTACAATTAACGAATTGTATGCTGGTACTTGGTCTAACGGTACAATTACATGGGGTACTGGAACAACTATTGATGGTGGTAGTGTCGATGATGTTATTCATATATCAAGCGGTAGAGGTTATGTTTTTACAACATGCAGAGATCAAAGCAATTATGGTAAATTTAAAGTATATAGTGTAAGCGGAACAACTTTAACACAAGTAGGAAGTGAAGTAGACTTTGCTCCAGCTGGTTCAACTCCATTAGATTATAAAATGGTGTATGATACTGTTAATAATTATGTGTTAATTGCTTATTCAGCTTCTGATTCCCAAAACTATACATGGTGTAGACCAGTATATATAGCATCAGATGGTGCTACAACATTAGGTGCAAAGTCAGCTATATATTCTCATACAACTACAGCTTCAAATTATGAAACAGATTTTGTCTGGGATTCAAATGCCCAAAGAGCTGTATACTTTACTAAAAGAAATCATCTTGGTCAGGCTTATGGATCAGCTTTTGTAATACAATCAACAGGAACATCAAGTAATCCAACCGTTAATATTGGAGCAAGAGCATATATTGCTGGTGAGGTAGATCATACAGAGGAAATTTCTGCTACTTATGATTCAGATAATCAAAAAGTTGTTGTCACTTACTATAATGATACACAACAAAAACAAGAAGCAAGAATAGGTACAGTAACAGGAGGATCAACTAATACTATATCTTTCTCAAGTGCAACAGATGTCATTAATCTATCGAGTGCTGCTGGTGAAAACTCATCACTTGTTTACAATTCTGATTCTAATGAATTTTTATTTATATATAGAGATGCAGATGATAGTGACCACACTAAATATAAAACAATAACAAGTAATGGATCAGCTCTTACTGTAGGTTCTGGTGGTACAATTCTAACAGGCGATGGTAGAATAGGACCAAGATCATCAGTATATAAAGCTGGTAAAGGTGTATTGGCAGCAATAAGAGATGTCTCTGATAGCAGTAAGATTAAGACCTGGACTTATTACTATGGTTTCTCAACTTCTCATAACTTAAATATAGATACATACTTAGGGCTATCAAGTGAAACTGTATCAGATGGAGCTAATGTAGATATTAATATTATCGGTGGTGTTAATGATAATCAGACTGGTCTTACAGTTAATACAGACTATTATGCTACTACATCTGGTGGTCTAACTACTACTAAAGACGATAACTCTGTGTTTGTAGGTACAGCTATAAGTGCAACAAAAATTTTCTTACACACTAAAGCTAAGCTACCACAAGTAGATGGCTCTAACTTAGTTAACTTACCAGTATCTACTGTTGCTGATGTAACTGTAACTGCTGATGGAGATGTTGCTGCTGGTAAACCAGTTATATTAACATCTACTGGTAAGGCTCAACAAATAGCAGAAACTACAGCTTTCAGCAAAACTGAGGGTTCTGTTACAAATATCAGTACTAGACTAATAGGATGGGATTATAACTTAACTGAGAAAGCAGTTATTATTGCGTATAGAAACAGTTCAAGTCAAATGTGTTTAAGGGCTGCAACAGTAAGTGATAGTGATGGTAGTCTAACATGGGGTACAGAGTTTATAGCTAATAGTGGATCAACACAATATAGCGGTGACTTAGGTGGTAACCATTTAAAACTAATGTATGAAGCTAACATGGCAAGTGCCACAGGTGGCGAGGGTTACAACGCTCAATACGGTGATCGTGAAATATATGCCTATGCTATGAGAACAAACCAAAGTTATACACGCTATGGGTGTGGTTGGGTTACTCTTATTGGCAATCAAATATCTCCTCAGGATGACCAAGCCAGCAATACTTATGGTGGTTTCTACCAATTCTCTGGAGGTGGACAGAATCAATCTCCTGATTGGTTTGATATGTGTTGGGATAGAAGTAATAGAAACTTAGTAATAACATTTAAGTCTTATGTTAGTGGTCAGGCATACTGGCACATAGCATGGGCTTATCCTACAGGTTACAATCAAAATATGTCATTTAATAGACGACAAAGTGGTGGCTGGGGTTATGAACAGCAAAGAGGTAATTACGCTACTTCATCTAAACCAGTAATGGAATATGATAAAAGCAAAAGTAAAATTCTATATTACTATCTTGATTATACTTCTAATGATATAAAGGTAGAAAGATTAGATTATCAGGGTGGTTATGGAGTATACGGTAGGCAGTATTCAGAAACTGTAAAATCTGCTGGTGGTCTTACATACGATGTGCTGGATGTTGCTTATAATCCAGATCAACAGAAAAATGGTGTGCTTTATTACGCAAAGTATGGAACAAATCAGTCTTATGTGGGTATGATTACATTAGAATGTACTCAATCCTCTGGTTCTTCATGGAGTACAGCATCCAATGATACAACATCCTTATTTACTATGGATAATTCATCAAGTTATTCTTATGTAGCAGTTCAGAATGGTTCTAATCTTCGTTATGATGAAGTAGATGATAAGTTTTATTATGGTTTTGTAGACAGAGGTGACAGCAATAAGTTTAAAGTTGCTACTATAACAGCAACATCTGGAAACTATACAGCTACAGAAACAGAACACTATACTCCAGCTAATGGATTAATGGAAAACGCATGGCCTCCTGTATATTACAAACAATCTGCTGCTGATGCTTATGGTGGTTTCCATGTTATATACAGACAAGGTACTAATGGTTACATACATTACTACTCAGGTAAAACGCAAACTTCATCTAACTTAACTGGCAATACATTCTTAGGTATATCTAATTCAGCTGCAACTGCTGGACAACCAGTTATTATTACAATCAGTGGTGGTATTAATACATCTGTATCTGGTCTTACAATTAATGAGGAATACAAGACTGGTGTGACTGGTGTCATTGGTACTACTGGTACGGTAGATTTAGGTACAGCATTAGATACAAACAAACTATGGTTGAACGCTGGTTCTTCTTCTGGTGGAGGTGGAGGCGGTGGTCTTACATTAGTAGCTGATGGAGCTATTACTGAGGGTGATCCTGTTTCTGTAACATCAGATGGTAAGGCAGCTAGAACATTAAAAGGTACTAATGCTACTATAACTAAGACAGCGCTTCAAACTCCAGATGGAACAAACTCAAACTCAAGTAGTTATATTGGTGAAACACATTATGGTAGACACAGTGGTAAATGGTATCAGACATGGTTAGATAATAGTAATCATTGTCATGTTGCATGTGGTACAGATGATGGTACTGGTAATATTACATGGGGTACTCCTTTATCTTGGGGATCATCATCTGGTTTCCCAGCTATATGTGAAGTAAAGAATTATAATGGTGAACCAACGCTTATGTTATATCATGGGTACTCAAGTAACTTTTATTTAAGAGCTATTAAAGTAAATGGAACAGCATTAACTACAATGTATGAAAGTAATATTATTGGAAGTGCGTGGGATCCAACTGGTCAGGGTGTTACACAAGTTATTGAATGTGTAAATTCTACTACTGGTGGTAAGTCAGGACCTAATAATGAGTACGATCAGTTTGTAACTATGTCAGATTATAACCAATCGTGGAGTGCTGGTTATAAGCGTGTTATTGCTTGTAGCTTTACTAGTTCTGGTAATAGCGGTTATCAGTTTAATAGTCATAGTGCTTATGATGGCTTCGGTAGCTGGGGTTGGACTACTCGTACTGGTTGGTCGTATAGATGGTCAAGTGGTATAGTCTGGAATCCAGATGAACAAGCATGTTTAGTTTATGGCTTTGCTAGTGGTAGTGGTACTTCATCTATTAGAGGTAACTATATTTACTTTACTAATACCTCCAACAGTCTTGATCATTATGTTTATCAAGTTAATATAACACCAGACAGTAGCACAGTTGCTATGTCTATTGTATATGATAGTGCTAAAAAAATCTTTTGTGGTGTAAGAAAACACAGCAATGATAGTAGATGGCAAGGCGTTAACTTTAAAAGAAATGGTGGCAGTTGGACAACAAACTGGAGTGATATAACTCCTAACGCTGGTGGCTTTGCTTCTTCTTGGAGGTTGTTAACTCTTTACTATAGTCCGGCTGCTCAAAAAACTTATATGTTTATGGGCAAACAAACTAGCAATCAAAATGAACCAATACATTTTGGTGAGTTAAACTTTATTGATGGAGGTGCTAATACTTTAGTGTCGCCGAATGGCGAATGGACTAGCGGAACAACAGTTGTTAATGAGTTTGCTGTTACACCTACTGAATTCTATGGTGACATTGGATTCTCAAGGACTGTAGGTGTACATCCAACAACAGGGTTAGCCTTATTAAACTGGGGGTCTAGCTCTAGTACCTACTATGCTAAGTCTAGGTGTGTAGGATTTGGAGCGTATGATCGTACTGGTACATTCATAGGAGCTGCAACAAGTACTGTTGCTGATGGAGCTAATGTTACCATTACTGCTTTAGGTGAAACGAACACAAAACAATCAGGACTAACTGCTGGTAGTCCAGTATATGTAAGCTCAGATGATGCTACATTTACTCACACAGCTACTGGCAATACAGAAGTTGGTGTAGCTTTATCTGCTACTGATCTATATATTAAATCAAGTCATGGACATTAGGAGCTTATCATGTTGAAAAAAATAATAGTAAATAATAATGAGGACATTACATATACACCAGAAGTACCAGAAGATTTTGAAGGAGATGTTCCTGAGATTACTTTGTTCCATGAGAATGTAGTAATGAGGGCTTATCCTAATGAATGGAACTTAGATGCTACTGAAAAAGGAACTCATGTATCAGATGAAACATCTGTTCCTTATGTTACTATAGCTGATGCTACTCCAGATACATCTACAATATATTCAGATATAGAATTACCAGATGATTATGAAGATGGTAAGTATTGTTATACTGTAGATGATGGGTTCACATTAAAACCTGATGACATTGTACCAACAGGAGAAGAAGAATGACACAAGTAATAACATTAAACAGAGAAGATGAAACTGTAACATTAACTAATAATTATACTGATGAATCAGGTAATGAAGTAGCAGAAGAATTTGATGTAGTAGATAGATATAAAGATAGATGTCCTTTTATATTTCTTGATGAAGAAGTTGTATCTATTACAGATACTAGATTGGTAGTTAGTGGTGCTGATGGTGAAGAACTTTTAATAGTAGCTGACTTGAATTCATCTAATACTAATCATTACACAGGAGTAACTGATACACCAGAGGATTGGATAGCTAATAAATATTTTTATACAGAAGAAGATGGATGGGTTGCTGATGAAGATTTTGCTGATCCAAGAGATGAAGAATAATGGCTGGCCTATCTCCTGTTGAACAAGGTAAATTACTTAACGCTGTTAATAAACTAACAGATCAAGTTGAGGACTTGAACAAGAGATTACAGAACATGGAGCTACAAGTAGCAAGAGGTAGAGGTCTATTGTTCGGAATTATTTTTGCAGCTGGTGGATTATCAGCTGGCATTACAAATTTTTTAACTAAACTTGGAGGAAATTAAATGAAGTATGCACTATCCCTTATAATTTTATTTGGAATAACTGTATCTGGTTGTGCGTCTAGCCACATTGGAGTCAATGCTCAGCTACCATCAGACCAGAATATCTCTATTGAGATAAAAACTACTACTGAAAATGACAGTTAGCTCTCTCGATTGAATAGAAAGCCATACAGAAAGATTTAAACTCTATGACCTTATACTATATAGACATACCTAACTTCTTTTCTACGCTCATTTATGGGATTAATTTTTCATGATTGCCCTGTTCGGATCAGCACTTGGATTCTTTTCCAGTACAATTCCATCTTTGCTAGGAATTTTTGAGAAACGCCAGGCTCATCGTCAGCAGTTGGCATTACTTGAAGCACAGTCCAAGCATAAAATTAATATTGCTAACGCTCAAGCCGACATAGCAGAGGCAGAAAATATATATAAGCATGATCAGACACTAGCTACTAACTCTGCTGGTTGGGTTACTACATTCTCAGCTACATGCAGACCAGTCATTACATACTTATTCTTGTTCTCATATCTAGCTGCGAAAACTTTAGCTATCTTTCAAGCATATCAAAGTGGCATAGAGTTACATGAGAATCTTGATTTGATCTATTCAGATTTCGATGAGGGTATGGTGTCTTGCATTATTGCTTTCTGGTTTGGTCAACGAGCTATGATGAGGAAAAAATAATGAAAGTATCAGACTCAAGTGTAATATCTATACCATTAAGAAATCTTGTAAGCCTTATAGCTGGTAGCTGTATAGCTGTGTATGGTTACTTTGGTTTAACTGAAAGATTAAATTTTCTTGAGCATGAATTAGAATTAAAGAATAAAGATATAGTTCTTAACTCAGAGTTCAGAGTTAAATGGCCGAGAGGTGAGTTCGGTGCGCTCCCAGATGATGCACTTCAAGACATGCGGATTGAGCAACTGCAAGAATCAGTTGGTAAACTTAAGGAGCAATTAGATGAAATCAATAAAGATCGATAAAGACACACAAGTTTATGTTATACCAACTGGCGATAAGCTAAGAGTATGTATAGACCATGAGTCTATATGGAAAGACATGACAGTTAATGCGTATATGAATATGATTGCTGGGTGTCTTGATGCTATCCAAGAAATAAGACGAGAAGAAAAACTTTGTAAATGTTGTAAGGAGTAAACAATGTCACGCAATCCATTATCAGCCGATGAGTTATTAGAAGTATTAGAAGCAGACAACGAACATAAGAGTAGACATGATGCTGCTAAATCATTAGGTCTAAGCTATGCTACATTCAATGCACGATTATATTGTGCAAGAGAAAGGTTACCGGACTTAACTAAAGAACCTGAGTTTGAAGTACCAGACCTACCATCTGAGGAATTACCTATTGAAGAATTGATTGAGTATAAACGAAAGAGATTTCGTACAAGAAAGAAAGCTACTGATGCTCATGATTGGATAGATGTTAAAGTAAATATTGATGGGCCAGTAGGTATACTATGGATGGGTGATCCACATATAGATGATAACCATTGTGATTGGGAGAAGTTATACTCTGATGTAGAGTTAATTAAATCTAATCCAGCTATCAAAGGCGCATCGATAGGTGATGTACACAATAATTGGATAGGTCGCTTGTCACTCAAAATGAGTCCTAGTCAGGAAACAACTGATGCACAAACCTATCTACTTATTGAATGGTTGATTAACAACATGGACCCACTCATATTGATTCGCGGGAATCATGACAACTGGACACCTAGTGCAAAGGATCCGATGACATGGATGGAACAGCCAAAGAATATCTCTGCTGATTGGCAAGTTAAGTTTAGATTAAATTTCCCTAATGGATATCGTCTTTCGGTGGACGCACGACATGACTATCCCGGTCACTCTCAATATTCAAATCTTCATGGTCTGATGAAAGCGAGTCTATGGAATTCTGATGCTGATCTGTATATTGCTGGTCATAAGCATAACTGGGGGATTCAGAAAGTGGAGCAAGTAAATGGTAAAGTAAGTTCTTTAGTTCGACTAAGAGGTTATAAGTATCACGATCAATATGCAATAGATAAGGGTTTTCATCAACAGCAACATGGTCAGTCAATCTTGCAAGTGATTGATCCATACTCTCTAAGTGCTTCAAAGCAACTGTTCTTTGAGAATGTGGAAGAAGGTCGTGACTATCTTGAGTTTCTTCAAAAGAAATCTCGTTAAATATTTTTTGGTATTCATCCACAATATCTTGTGGTGCTTTCTTAATACCATTCATAACAGTAGAGTGGTCTTTGTTAAACAGTCTGCCTATCTCTCCGTAACTTAATCCAGAATTTTTTCTGATTAGTTTCCACATAACCCAGCGTGGTTCTGTTACTTGTTTGGTTCTTTGGTTGCCTTTGATTTCTTCTACAGTTAAATCATAATCCTCCATAATCTTATGGACTATATGTGTAAGTTTTTTATTTTTGAATTTCATTTGCATAGCTCTCCTTTATAGCAATTACTTATCTCCTTATCCACGCACAAAAAAAATAGGCACAGCTCCAATGCTACTGTGCCTATTAATCATCCGCTTGTGCCTTTGAATACTAACCTATTGATACACAAACGAATTAGGAAAGGAGAATCAATAGGTTAAAATGGTATACCATCGTCATCGTCAATCGCTCCGCCTGTTGTGGGCTTCGCTCCTGACTCTGATGATTTAGAATCTAGCATGGTAAATGTAGAATTGAATCCTTGAAGTACAACTTCGGTAGTATATTTTTCTACTCCGTCTTTGTCCTCATACTTTCTTGTCTGCAATTTACCCTCAATAAATACATTACTTCCTTTCGTAACATATTGTTCTATAATAGGAATCAATCCCTCTTGGAATACTACTACTCTATTCCATTCGGTTCTTTCCTGTTGATCTCCGCTCTTGTCTTTCCATCGTTCGGATGTTGCAAGACTAAAGGTTGCGAATCTTCCTCCTGTCTTTGTATCTCTGATCTCTGGGTCCGCTCCTAGTCTACCTATGAGCATTACTTTATTTAAACTTCCTGACATTTATTCCTCCTTATCTTGTTTAAATGAATCAGCTTCTACATCACTATAGAAGTCTGAGTATACATCAACACATTTAAGAACAACTCTATCGTGTCCTCTTTTCTCTGCCATAGCCAGAGGGTATGCGTTGTGTGTATTCTTACTGCTTGTTTCTCCAAAGGATTCTATCTGCAATCCTGTTACAGTATTCTTAGCAGTAGCTTTAATATATATGTTACCCATAATTTCTTTTGGTTCTCCATAGGTAACAATAATATTATTGTATGCTGCGATTCTTTGCACAGCTTGGTTACTTAATATCCATTGTTTGTTTTGTTTTAATTGCCAAGCTAACTTGTCGCTTTTTTCTATGTCTGGGCAAAGTTTTTTTATCTTATCCCATGCTTCTTCTCTATCCATTGGTTCCTCCTATTTAATTCTAATAGACACTATGCCATTTTTATTTCGGCTGGCAGTAATACCGTTGAATGTTACAGACTTGGCATCATCTGGTATCAGTTTCTTGAGGTGATTCTTATTGTGTTCATTCTCCTCTTTAGACTTACTGAATCCAGTATTGCTTACTGAAGTTTCTATTGCTTTATCAATAAATTCTTTAGCCCAATTCCAATCTGCACATTCGTTAAGATTATACACCTTACCGCTTGCACATACAATATCTTTTTCTATTGGCACACCAGTAACCCAGTCTAATTCTTGTGATAATTTCCACCATTCATCTCTGCGTGGTTTCTCTCCATCTTCATAGAATCTTGCATCGTCATGCCAATAGTCATGGATTAATTCTCCTAATTCCATAGCTCTTTTCATGTAGTCTGCAAGAAAGTTATCATCTCTTTTAACTATGTCATGCTGTTGTCTTTTGTTTCCAAAGATAGCTGAGATCATTATCTCATGTGTACCCCAGACATACATGTGATGCTGTAACTGTGCATAGTAATTCTCAATTACTTTATCTAAGTTACTGTACTCTCCAGTATGTTTAAGCTCTACTAAACTAATACTTTTTATACTATCATTTGGATGATTAATAGGTACATCTGAATAAGCTATGTCAATAGTAGATGCTAATGTAAATGGATGAGATGTACTATCAGACTCAACAACACAATGGGCTTGTTCATACATTAGTTTATGTTGATGTCCGTAACCAATTACATTGTTTCTTGTTAACTGTTTGTTAAGCCAACTCGTATGGAAATATTCAGTAGCTAATCCTAATTGAACAGGGAACACATTAGACAAATCATCTTTGATATGCTCTATCTTTTGTTCCCAAAGTTTTTCTAAATCATAGTAGTCACCACTAGCTATTGCTCTTGCATCACTACTACTTATCTTATCCTGATAGTATTCTTCTCTCGTACCAGTATAGGTTGCACATTTATATATTTTAATTGACACCTCTATCCTCCATAACTTTTACTTTTTTGTACCACTTACCATTTTTAAAATAGACTGTATCTCTAAGTGGTCTTGAGTTACCGCCTGTGTGGGAATACTTCCCTTTATGATTCTTATCTTTAGCCATGTTAAAGACCAAAGATAAATGCAAGACCATTCAACAATACAATTCCAGATAGAATTGCTGTCATCATAATCTTAAGGTATTGTTTAACTGCGTATTGTAGTTCTTTCTTTTGAGTACTCATTTACTCCTCCTCTAATTGTTCAGCAATTTTTTTATGAGCGTGCTGTAATAACTCAAACACTTCCACTCGTGGAATGTATATCTTGTTAGCATGTGTTCTAATATTTTTTATGCTAGGGTATTCAGATTCTTTAACCATCTTAGATACTGCATATTGAATAGCATCAGCTGGAAATATTTTTAATTCATTAGAGTACACAGCATAGAAGTCTTTCTTCTCTTGCTCTGTATCTGGTAACACATGCTTGTTAACTAAGAACAATAGATACAAACACTCAGACATTTGTTCTAATGTAATAGGTTGCAGTCTATCTATCATAAACTGTAAGTCTATATCCAATTCATCAAGTGCTGCGTTTATTTCTTTCTGGGATTTGTAAGACCTTACTTCCATCTGTGCTTTGTATTGCACCCCTGTCAACAATTCCTTGCTGAATGGTGTTTGCAGATGTGCTATTGGTTTCGTATCTATTATAATAGTGTCCTTCTCGTAACCAGTTACTTGGGTACTTGATGTATCTTTGTTCGATTTTATTTTGTTGGACATATTTTCTGTACTCTCTTGCTCCATTTATTATCTCCTGTTCTGTTGCGCCATCATCCCTTATCGCATTGACATACGCAGTCATAGCTGGAAATATTCCACTAGCATTTGGATATGCTTCCCAGAATAATTTGAATCCATCCATGAGTTTAAGTTTAATGAGGTCTTTCTGTTTGTATACTTTCATTAGTAGTCTCCAATTTAATATCACAGTCAAGGGCCATAGCCCATGAAGTTAAATTGAAAGCACCTGGACTTCTAATACCACATTCCCATTTACCTACCAACCCATCAGCATTACCCATGCGTTGATCCAATTCTAATTGAGATATATTCAAACTCTCTCTCCTTAGTTTGAATTGATATATCAGTTCCCAATACCATGATGGTTTGTAACCTACACGATTAGACCTTGATGCTATCCATTCATTCTTATCTGCCATAACAGTATAGCATAGGTGCTTTCGTTTTTAAATCAAGATAGTTTTTTAATGACCTCATCTATTGATATTGATTGTAGCTTACTTAAAGATGTAACAGATAAGTTATCTTCTGCATTAAACATAACAGTATCTTTAACTGTTGACCACAATTCAGGATTAAACCATTCAAGTTTAAAGCTATCATTAGATATATATCTATAATCTCTTATACCTAAGTGTTTATCTTGAATAGTATCATTAAACTTTTCAATATCAGAATGTAGCTTATCCCTAAGATCATTAACCCTATCAAATTCTTTTTGAATAGCTTTATTTCTAAGACTAAAATCTCTTATTTTATTTGTTATCTTTGGATTGCTAAGTGCTTTATTAATCATGTGTTTGCGAACAGCTGGTCTAACTCTTTCTTCTATCCACTCCCTATCTCTTACTCTTACTTTAAATTTTGCCATGTTATTTCTCCTTGTTATATGACATTAATAAAATCACTAGCATCTTGTTCAGATGTAGTGACAACGATACGCCTCACAGTCCTACGACCGTGAACGATTTGCATGGGCATAGGTTCGCCCATCAAATTCAATGTGATAGTGTATATAATGAATACTAAATTACATACTAATAGCTTTCAATCAGTAGACATAATGCCCTCCAACTATCTGTTAGAGGAATTATCCTAAGATAAAATACTAATTACTATCTTGACATTAAGGTATTTTAAATGTGCCAAAGTATAGTCAATGTGAGTATACAAAATGTTAGCTCGATAATATTTTTTATATCCAACACTTGTAATCTCCACAATGACCACCCTCTGCACCAGTACCACAGTACATACAGATACCAGCTTGTATTGCTATCTGTCTTAGTCGTTCTGTTTCTGCTTGTTCAGCTAATGAATCCATCATCTGGTCCATCGCCTCATCTACGAAATGTTTTTCTTTTGCCATTCTTTCTTCTCCTGATTTTGTTTGGTGCGTGATGAGTATACTAAGCAGTTCGTGTGGCCTTTCTAACTAAGGGTTTCCCATGTTATGGTTACACCATGCGATGGTTTACCTACTCTGATTGACTTGCATTACATTCAATCAAGTGTGCAGTCTAACGATACTTGGATATGATTTTTTCAGCACTTATCATACCGCCTCTGTGCGTAATACTCATCACGACTTTATCATATAATGTCTGGTTCGTGTGCGACACGCTGAAGATACTTACGATGTCGTATTTTCTTCGTCTGATTTTTGGTTACTCATCCTAGTATTTGTAACTCCGCTCATCAGTATTGCAATCCCACCCATTATATAAATTCTATATGTTTCTTATATCTACATTATGCTTTTGTTCTGCTGCAAAAGCACATGCAATAATCTCCTTCTTAAAAAAATTCTTTTGTTCCATATACTTAGCGTCTTGCAAATGTTTCTTTGCCCATTGATAACGCTTTTTAATTTCGTATAAGTCTAGGTCTAAGCTACTGTGTTGCATTGTCTTCCTCGCTTCTAACTAATTGTAAACCCTCAGTACTAAGGAAATGTATAGTGTTATTACAATTACTTGTAATACTTTTCCTTTTATCTGGGTTACCGTATTCATCAAACTTAATGTATACCCATCCCTTATCTCTAAATGCTTTAAGCCTGGAGCTTATTGATACTTCTTTAATACCAGTATACTTTGCTATCTCTGAGAATGTACCACCAGTATTTAAACTCTTAGTTAAAGCATGTAATATCTTATAGTCTTTAGTGTTAGTCCATGTATTCTTAGATGTAGATGGATCGTTCTTCCTTGTAGGTGTAGGAAATTTAATTACATTTATATCAGTCGGTATCGCCATCTGTACCTCCGTATGATTGTATTGCTGCGTCTTGAACTATATTATTAACAGCAAAATTAATTGTAGTAGTAATCATAGTCTTTCTCATCTCATCAGTTACATCCTCAGCGTGACCAGTCATTGACATCACTTGGTCAACAACATATTTAATATGTTTCTCATCCCTTTTATCAAGAACTAATTTGCCACCATTTTTAAAATCATCTGTATTTCTGTAATGATCTTCGATGCCTTTTAGTATTTGTTCTCTATAATAATTACGCATTGATCCGTTAAGATCAGGTATTTCTTTAGTCATGTTTATCTCCTTATAATATTATTAACATAATCCACATTAATTCACAACAACTTTAGGTTCTTTGTTATCCAATATCCAAGTTGCTGCCTTACTCGCTTGAGCAATACACTTAATAAGATACTGGCTGTCATCTTTAATAGCTCTATCCCATGATGCTATGTATTTAAGATGATTAGGTTGTGCTTTAGCAATCACACCTAACTCCGTGCATACCATTATACTACACATCTCAGCTATTAATTCTTCTTTAGCTCTACTCTCTTTGCATTTGTGGTATGAATCCATATCTCTATCAAGTCTTGATGGATGGCCTGTAAGATGACCAGCCTCATGGAATATAACAGATAGATACTCTTGAGTAGCATCTGATTCTCCATCAATACCAAAGAACTTCCATTCATCTGGCATTACAATAGTATCAGTACTTAATTGATAGTAAGCATGACTACCTTGATGTTTAAGTTTAGCTTTTTGTTTCTTCATAAACTTAGATATTAATTCTTCACAATCTTTATTCATATCAACAGCATTAACTTTAGGTTCATCATTAAAGATAGCATAGTCATGGTCATTCCACTTTGGAATAGCTTTATGTACTGGTTTAACTTGGTCACCATTAAAGCCGGGTACTGTTTTCCATTTGACTATATATTCTTTACCAGTATCTTTGTTCACTCCAAAGATAGGTGTTATAATTCCACAGTTACTTGCATCTTTAGGTGCATAGCCCATCTTAATCCAGCTTTTATATGTTGCCCAGAATTTAGATTTATATCCATTCATTTCAGATACCATACTCATTAACATATTGTTAACTCCTTTGTATCTATTAAGTTTATTATCTTTTAATTCTATATCTAAACCAGATGCTTTGTATTGATCTTCAAAGGTAAGCTGCCATGTTCTTTGCCACTTACCCTCCTCATTACCAGCATCTTTTATTATAGATAAAAACTTAGAGTTAAATTTTTCTGTGTTAAACTCATACACTTTACTTGTCTTACTCATTGGTTCTCCTTTACTGCGTTAACATCTGCGTTAGCCCAGTCTACTTTAATAAATTCAGTGTTGTTAATTTTAATATCAGTTACTCCATAGTCTATATCTTCAAGCCATGATCTGATTTCATTAGCGATATGTTCTTCATCATACCATGTGTCATCTTCATCATTTGAATCATCTCTTGATAGAGTAAATGATACATTAAATATTTCTATTGCCATTAGTTTCTCCTTAAAAAAATTTGTGAGTAGAAGATATACAATGGGGAGATTGGGTTTTCTTCTACTCACACTATCTGTTTGCACTTTTAAAGTCGTTCCAACTCAACAGATAAAAGATGGGGATGACTATAAAATACCACCCAGCTACCTTAAGTAGCTGAGTGGTAAGTTATATCCTAAGATATAACTTCTGAAGTCTGGACTTCAGTATTCGGATTAGCTTTCCCATTCAA